ATTATTATTATTATTATTATTATTATTATTATTATTATTATTATTATTATTATTATTATTATTATTATTATTATTATTATTATTATTATTATTATTATTATTATTATTATTATTATTATCATTTATTTCAGCATTTAAATTTATTTTACTTCTTTGTACATTTGGTGCATAATTATTGTATAAAATATGTGCAGGTTGACTTATTTGTTCTAAATTCATACCCATATTCATATTCATACCTACATTATTACGTGTATAGTTTGTATTAATATTTGATACTTCTTTTTTCATATTATTCAATTGATTTGCAATTTCATTTCTTCTTATTGTTTCTAAATTTTGGTTTATATTATTTATTTTCTGAAATTGATTTTGTTCCTCAAACATTTTTTTAGTTTTTTCAAATTCTTCAAATTTTTTCTTTTTTTCAAGTTCTTGTTTTTCATTTTCTTCTTTTTTTTGTTGTAAAAAGATCATATCTTCCATATGTTTATTTACAAGTTCATGTTCATTTTTTGATTTTGATGCTAATATTTCATTTTGTTTTTGATTTTGTTCATACATTTGTTGCAATTGTGCTTTTTGTCTCATATCATCAAACATTGATGAATTTTGTTGAATATTATTGTTATTAAACATTTGGCTAGATTTATTTAAATTATTTTGCATAGTAACATGACCAAGATGAATTTTGAGAGCAGAACCTCCAATCATAAATAATAAATTTAATTCTGGACTCATAGATTTTCCTGGTCCATTATATTTTTCATATAATTCACCAAAAACATCATAGTAAGAGGAAATTTCAGCATTAATTTGTTGTCCCCAATTAGTTAATTTTAATGAGAATGGATCATATCTTTCATTTAATATTTCAAGACCATATATACAATTTAACATCATACTAGATGTCCAATTTATAAAATTTTGTTTTTTTCGAACACCTGTATGTAACTGATATTCATATTTCATAGTAAAATAATCAGAATTTATATTATAATTTTGTGTTATTTTAATACCATATTGTGTTAATTCACCTAGTTTTCTTAGCATTTCTAATCTTTTTATTAATTGTTCATCTTTTGTTAAACTATTATAATTATCATTATCTTTATTTTCATCAGGAGTTATATTTTGATTATTATTTTGTTTTTCATTATTTTCATCATTTGATTTAGCCACAAATGGTTTTGAAAAAATATTTTCTGAATTATTATTTGTATTAATATTAGAATTAGAATAATGATTTGAATAGTGATTTGAATCTGAATTATTAACATCAGATAATATTTTTTTATCATTTGTTAAATAACTATTTAAGTCAGATTTTTTAGAAACAATTGATTCATTATCAGAAATATTTTTTTCATATCCTTTTCGTTGTGAAGGAGAAATAAGTTTATCTGATGCTTTAAGATAATCAACCATATAATCAGTAGAATAACTAACATTTTTTTTTTGTTGAATATTATTTTTTGAATTATTAGATGAAGTATCTGTCATTGTTTATAATATAAAACTAATAAACTAAATTTTAAATATAAACCCAAAAAATATAATTTATATTAAAATAATAATTATTATAAATTATATCTTAACAATTTATTTATAATATATTATATTTTAGAATTTTTATATTTATAAATAAATTTTAAAAAAATTATATTATTAATTAAAGTGTTAATAATTCATATATTATTAAATGTGAATCAATAAAGTCAATTAATAATTTATATTCTGAATATTAATTTAATTAGTGAAAATTTTTTTTACAAAAAGTAAAAATTTAAATATAAAATAAAATATTCTTTTGTAAAAATATAAAAAATATATAAAATAATTATTTAATTATATTTATCTTATGAGATTATATATATCCATAAACGGATGTCATATTCAAATATAAATGATGCTTTTAATATAAATTCTAATTTCAATATAAATTCTAATATTGAAAATACAGTACGAGACATGAAGACATTTAATCCAATTAATAATACAATGGAAAATATTAATTCAGGTTATAATATAGATTTTAAATCTGAATCAGAACAAGATTATTATAATTTAAATTCAATGAATGAAGGATTATTTTATGGAAATGATAATACAAGTTGGGGAAGTTTAAATGGGACTGATTTATTAAATGTATCAAATAATAAAAATAATATTAATTTAAAAAAAATAAGTCATAATGATTGTATAAATATATATAATAATCCTGATTCATATAAAGATAATATGCTGACTGATGCATTAAAACATATATCAAAATGTAATTTATGTAAAAAAGAAATAAAAAGAAATTTAATAATAAAATCTGAACAAGAAAAAAAAAATGAAAATAATATTTCCAATAAAAATAATAAACAAATATATAATAATTCAAAAATAAATACAAATATTGAATCAGAATTAAAATTATTAAATGATAAAATTAATGAAGAATCAAATGTCAAATATCAAAATGTAATATTACAAAATAATTTATCAAAATATTTAGAAGATTTAGAAGAAAAGAAAAAAATAAATTATAAATTAGACAAAATAATTGAAATTATTAATTTAAATTATTCTCAATTAAATAAATTTAATAATATTTTTTCACAAAATGAATATAAAAATCAAATAGAAAATTCATCATCACAAATTTTAAGTAATTTATTAAAAAATAATCAAATTTCAAATCCATTAAATACACAAAATGGAATAAATACATCAAATACATCAAATGGATATGAAATGTATATATTATATTTTGGTATAAGTATAATTATAATCTTATTATTAATTGACATAATATTAAGATTTAGTTATAAAAATTAATTTAATATTTAAACAATATGTTTCCAACTAATAAAAATATCTTTATTTGAAATAATCAGAGTAAGAAAATTTTTTTTTTTTAATTTATTTTGTATGTATTTAATACATTCAATATAATTATAATTATCATAACCAAATTGTATAATTTCAATACTACAAATAATATCTGTTAAATTTAATTCAATTGCATTATTAATTTTTATTAAACATTCTTTATATTTTATTTCATATAAATCAGTAATAGTAGAAAATTTTTTTTTTTTATTTAATTTAATTTTATTAATAATATAATCATCGGATATTGATGATTTAAAAGTATTAGAATTAATTAATGTTTCAATACTAAATTCAGAAATTTTTATATTTTTACATGGAGGTAAAGACATTGTCTTATCTGACATATTATTTACAAAAATATTATTAATATTAATATTATTCATTTAATAATATATTATTATATAAAAATATATGGAAATAATACCCTTATATAAAGGTAAAACTAAAAATATATTAGTAATTAGTGGTGGTGGAGTAAAAGGATTTGCAGCTTTAGGAGCATTAGCAAATTTAATTGATAATGACATAATATCATTTCCTGAAATATTTGCAGGAACATCAGTTGGTGCAATAATATGTTTTTTAATTAATATAGGATATGGACCAAGAGATATGTATAGTTTATTAGAAGAAATTGACTTTACAAAAATAATTAAATATATTGAACCAGAGAAAATGTTTTCAGATTGTTATTTTGGTATAAGCTATCCAAAATTAATAATTCAAATAATATATTCTTTTATGAAAAAAAAAAATATAAATAAAAATATAACATTTAAAGAATTATTTGATATAACACAATCAAAATTAATTATTACAGGAACATGTATTAATGATGTATCAATAAAATATTTTTCAATTGATACTTGTCCTAATATGTCCATATTAAAAGCACTACGAATTACAATAAGTATACCTATCTTATTTAAACCATATTTATTTGAAGGAAAAATATGGATTGATGGAGGTTGTATGAATAATTTCCCTATTAATTTATTTAATGATAAATTAGATGATGTTATAGGTATATATTTAGATGATAATTTTGATTTTTTAAATGAAATAACTGAAATTCAAGATTATTTTTACAGAATATTTAATTGTGTTTGTAAAGGTATTGATTACAATAAAATTGAATTATATAAAAAATATTTTGTTCATATAATAACTCATGGAAATAATGGAACAAATTGGAATATAATTCAACAAGAAAAAAAAGATTTATTTAATGTGGGTTATGAATGTGCAAAAAAATATATTGAAAATCAAGATTATAATAATAATTAAATTTATTTTTTTATATTATCCATATAATTTAGTATATTATCTAATTTATCATTTATATTTATATTTGTATTTGTATTTGTATTTGTTTCAATATTATTATATCTATTAATATCTTCAGTTAAAAGTTTTGTTTTAAAAAATTTTTCAATTTCTTTTTTTTTTGAACTATTTTCTAAATTAAGCTCATTTTCTTTAAATAAATCTGTTTCTTGTTCTTGTCTTTTTTGTAAATAATTATCAATTTCAGATTTTGTTAATTTTTTATTTGTATGTTTTGTTTTTTCCCAATTTCTAAATTCATTAATATTTAAATTGTCAAAAGTATTTTTTGATAATGTATTATTTATATCTATTAAATTTGAATATAGATTTGAATTAAAATATTCATTTTCATCAACAAATGATGAATAACTATTTAAATATCCAGGCATTAAATCTAATGTTTCCCACTCTTTTTTAACTATCGATTTTTCAAAACAATTTGAATTTTTATATTTTAAATATTCAAATACATCATTTATATTTATTTTATTTTCTTCTAAAAAATTCATTAAAGTATCATCCAATATTTCTATTTGAACATTTTCACGTTCTATTTCTATATCTTTTAATCTATTTGAAAAATCTTTATCAGATATTGTAACTTCATTAAATTTTTCTGTATATTCATTAAATGTTTCTGAATATAATTTATCAATTTCATCTTTTGATAATGGTTTTGTATTTATTAAAAAATCTTTAAATTCATTTTTTAATCTTAATGTGTAATCTCCTTTAAATTCATTCATATTTTTTTTAAGATAATATAAATCATATTCTTTTCTTAATTCTTTATTATATAATATTTCATAAGCTCTTGTAATTTCTTGAAATTTTTCACTTGATCCACCTTGATCTGGATGATTTTTTTTTGCTAGTTTTATATAAGCATTTTTAATTTCTTCTTGTTTTGCATCTATATCAATTTCAAGATGCTCATATAAATCAATAAATATATCTGAATCATATATAAAATCTATTAAACTAGACATTTGCTGTATTTATAATTAATTTTAATATTTTAATATTTAAATTAATTTATATATTAATAGTTTTTTATTCATTTTTCAAGAAATTTATAATTTTTTCATTCTTAATAATATTTTTGTAAATATTCATAATAATTTATATTTGTTAATTTATATCAGAATTTTTATTTTCTTTAAAATCTTATTCTAAATATTCATTAATTTCTTGTTAATTTGTTATATATATATATATATATATTTCATTTTTCCATTTTTTAAATTCATTAAAATTTAAATATTCAACTAATTCTTCTAATTTTATATTATTATTTAAATTTTCTAAATTATATAAATTTTCATAAATCAAGTAAAAATATATTTGAAAAAAAATAGAAATATAGCAAATTATCAAGAATTAAAAAAGAATGTTAAAAAGGCAATTAATAAAGTAAAACCAAAAAATTATAAAAAAAATTAAATTAGATTTTTATAAAGATAATTATTATATAAATAACAATAGAAAAAATAACTAAAATTATTAACGTCTTATCTATTAAATATTTATTTAATAGTGAAAAAGCATTATAATATATATCTTAAAAATACTTCAAAAATAAATATAGTAAACTTATACAAAAATATCCTATTAAAAATATAATAGAAGCATTAAAAATACATGCTGGTGCTGACAGAAAAAAATATATATTTTCAAAAATGAAAGATAGGAATACAACTTAATTTATAAAATATATAAAACAACAATATATAAGCGTTTCCGAGTTAAATAATTTATTAGTTTAATCAGTTGAAAGTATAAAAGCAATTACAACCGATTTAATTTTATTTTTTGATGCTGTCTATATTAAGTTGTGCATATAAATCAATAAAAATTTCAGAATAATTTGTAAAATATAGTAGATTAGACATTTATATTATAATTTATTTAATTATTAGATTAAGATATGGCAGCTTTTATAGATTCAGGATTAACATTACTACCAAGATTTTTGTAAATTTTATCACCTTTCATTAAAATTGCAGTAGGAACAAAATTAATATTAAATTTTTTAAACATTTCAGGATCTATATTTGAAACATATTTTTTTACATTAATATTTTTTGATTTTGCAAGTGAAACTATACCATCATGATAATTTTTAATATAATCAACACAATGACCACAAGAATCAGAAACAAAAATCAATAATGTCATTGGTTCAGAGTTTTCAAAGGATTCATTAAAATTTCTATTAAATATAAAAATAATAATTAAAACTAGAATTAAAATTAAAACAAAAAAATACATTATATATTAATAAATCACAAAAAAAATATAAAATAAATAATAAAAATATATAAAAAATAATAAAATTTATTTATAGAAAATATATAATAAATATTATATTAAATAAAAATATTTTCTATAAATAATATATACATTTAATGTCTGAAAAAATAGAAATTGAATTACCTATATTTAAACCATTACAAGAATATTTTAAATTTTTATATGGAATATGTGAAACATTTGATGTTGATTGTATTGATAAAGAATTATTAAGAATAATAACAAATGATTGTGATACAAATGGTGATGTAAATAATTCAAATGATGTTAGTGAAAATTTTAAAAATGCAGTTGATATGTTTGCATTGAATTTAAAAACTTATGATTATCCAATAAGTAATATAACAATAAAAGGTACACTATTTAATATATTTAAAGAATCTTTTGAAAATTTCTCAAGTAAAACAGAAATTATTAATAATATTGATACAAAAATAAATAATAATGAAATTTGTAAAAATGTAGATTTTAAATTAGATAATAAATATGATGATGAAAAAACATATAAAGAAGAACTTGATGAAATAATGAAATCATCAGATGATTTAGGAAATTATAAACAAATATTTAATAAATGGTTAGAAGCAACATTTCAAATATATGGAGAAAGTAAAAAAGCTTTTAATAATTTTATAGAAAATATTAAAAATGAAATGACAGATAATTTACCAAATAATTATCAAATATCAGATTGTGAATTTGCATTATTTGATAATTATTTTGAGATTGTAGGTCCAGGAGGCTTACCTATTGCATTAAAAGATTTTTGGGGTGATGGTGGAAAAACAAATTGGGGAAAATTTGGAAGTGAATATTTAAATAAATCAAGTTCATCTGTTTTTAATGATTATAGAATAAATATTAAAGTTGTTGAAAATCCATCAGATCTCAAAAAAAAAATCACACATAAAAATTCTAAAAATACAGAAAAAAATTATATGGCAGGAATATCATTTGCTTTTCCAAAATCAATAAGAGAAGAATTTAATAAAAGTTTAGTTAAATCAAATTCAAGAGATATTAATAAATTATCATCAATAAATAAATATGAAATTGAGAAAAAATGTTTTAAAATTTCTGCAGACACAGTTAAAAATGTTTTAAAATATCAAAAAGAAATATTGTTATCAATGAATAGAAATGGTAATTTACAACCAAATATAAATTATGAAATGGATGTTGAAGATGTTGAAGAATATACTGATTCTGAAGGAAATAAAAATAATATTAACTATTACAAAAAAGAAATTGATGAATATAAAAATGGATGGGCAGCAGATACAACAGGTCAACTTTATAAAAGAGATAAAAAAGATGGAAAATTTGAACAATGGAGAAAATATACAGATAAAGAAAAAAAAGAAGACATAGAATCATTTAAAAGTAATAAAGATAATTGTGGTCATTTATGTATTTTTGATAATGTAGCTGAATGTACTAAATTTTTTGAAGGAATGACAAAAGGAAGAGAATATGAATTTAGTCAATTAGCAGAATTAATAAATCGTGGTGATTTTGTTACAAATTATGAAAAATTAAGAACAAATATTATAAAAGTTAATCCTGTATTTGTAATTGGAACATTAAGAGCATTTAAATTTGAAAAATGGACAAAAATAAATACAGATGGAACAAAAACTGTTAAAGTAGAAAGTTTTACTCATTGGTGGAAAAATAATGGAAGTAAAATAATGGAAGCATCATTTAAAGATACAAATGGTGCAGATACAAAACTATTAAATGCAAATAAAAGATTACATGAACAAAATGGATTAACACCAAGTCCTCCAGAAAATCTTGAATTATTTTTAAAATTACTAGTTGATTATATAAATAATAATGAATTTATATTAAATCCTCAAAATAAAGAAATTATTAACAGACTTCCAATAACAAGCATATTTCCAAGATCAAATGGAAAAACAAATAATATGAAATATTTTACATATATATTAAATGGAAATGAAGTTACAGTTCCAAATGGTTCTTATAAAGGATTAAACAATAAAGAAAATAATGAAAGTTTAGAAAATATTTTATCACAAATGAAAAAAAATACTCAAAATATGTGGAAACCAACAAATATGGGTATTCCTGAAAATAAAAATATTTTAAATTCATTATTAGGATTACTAATTGGAGTAAATGGTTATGGTAATTTAATGGTAGGTAGAAAACCTGCATTTTCAACAGGAATTGGATATGGACAATTTGGTGGTTCTATTGATGAATTAGAAAATATGATAGAAAATAATAATTACAAAGAAATACAAAAAATTTTAAATGAAATGAAACCATGTTCAAGAACAGCATTAGAAACATTTGTTAATGGTATAGAATTCATGAAATCAAAATCAAAATCATTTGATAAAAATGATAAATATTATAATGATATGGTAAAAAATATTATTGATTTAAAAAAAACTGAAGATGAATTATATTTTCAATTAGAATTATTATCAAAATATGTTAAAGTTTTAAATAATGTAGATGATAAAATTTTAAATGATAAAGTTATTGCTAAAACAATGAGTGATACAATTGATGAATATCAAAATTCTGCAAATAAATTATCAAATAAAGCAGATTCTGTAATTTCTTTATTGATGCGTGATTTATCATTAAATAATGATAAACCAACATCATATTATAATAAATTATAAATTTTTATAATATTTATTAATAATTTTATAAATTGTAAATTAAGTATTTAATTTATAATTAAATAATATTTTTCTATAAATCATATTTTTCTATAAATCATATTTAATAAGGAGAATTATAGATAGTTGCTGCAACACCATTAGATATTGCAAGAAAATTATAATTAGAAGTATAACATTTAAAAATATATTTATTATAATCAATATCAATTGGACAGAACACAGAATTAATTTCAAAAGTTGTAAAACAAGATAAATTACATGATCCTGAAGGTTGTAAAGTATTAGGATATAAAGAAAAAGTAGACATTCCAAAACTTGACATATTTTTACTCATTGGAAAATATAAAAAAGGTGTTAAAATACTATAAAATTTAATATTATAATTTTCAACAGAAGAATTGGAATTTAAACTAAAATATATATTTTTAATAACTGGTTTATTATTTATATCAGTAAAAATATTTTTATTAATAATATTTGTATCAAAAAAATATAAATTATAATTAAAATTCTCATTAACATTATTATTAAGAAAATATTTAACCTGTGCCATAAATATAAAATATTTACATGGATTAATTGTTTCAATATAAATTTTATTATTTAGATTTGTAAGATATTTAGGATTAGTATAATATACTTGTTCAATTGTATATTGATGTTTATTTTCATAAAATTTTTTTCTTTCTTCTCTATCTAAATAAATATAATTAGAAAGTAAATAAATATTTTTAAAAACTAAATTTGAAGGAATATTAAAATTATATGAATGTTCAATATTAATACTTTGCGGATTAAGCAAATTAGAATTAATAGGAATATAAATTGAATTACTATATAATCCAATTATTATAAAATTTAAATTATTTTTTGCATAATTTTCAAAAATAGAAATTATATTACTATTAAAATTTACTGTACTTATAAAACTATTATCAGAAATTTTTCTATAATATAAAATATAATTTTTTATATTCAAAGTTATTGGATCATAACTTCCAACATCAATACTATCAAATTCTGCCCAAGCAACACCTTGATTAGAATATTGAAGCAAAGGTTCTCCTAAAATTCCATTTCCATAATAAGAATTAATTATTATATAATTTGTTGGACTAAAAATACCACAACTTTGAAAATCATTTAATTGAATATTAAATTTAACAGTATTATATTCTAAACATAATAAAGGTAAAGATTGTCCAGAATTATTACAAAACCAAAAAAATAATGGAACATATAATGTTTTTGATTCAAAATTATTTTTTAAAAATTTATATGTTGTTAAATCTGGAGTATTTCCAATATATTCATCTAATGTACCATTAAAATTATTCCAGTTTAATTCTTCAAGAACATTCATCCATTCTCCCCATAATCTACTTATAATTTGATTGCCAATTTCAATTTCTACATAATCTATAATAGCATATGCTAATTTTTTTGTCCATTTAAATTTTATTTTATTGTCAATATTATTATTTAAATCATAAATAATAGGTATTTCTGGCAATTCTAAAATTAACCACATTTTATTTATTAAATCTCCAATTTTTGGTATTTCAACACTGTATTTTTTTCCAAATTTTGCTTCATATAAAAAATTTGTTTTTATTGTTTCAATTGAAAAATTTGTGTATCTTCTGTATATTATTTTAAAAAAAGTTATTTGTGGATTTTCTGATAATACAATATTTTCTTCTCCATAAGAAACTAATATAATTTCACCTGCGGGCATTTTTTATTTTATATAATTAATTAATTTTTAATTATTTAAACTAAAAAAATTAATTTATAAATAAAATTCCAGATAGTCCTGATTGATATCTAATAAAATTATATTCAAATGTTGTTAAATTCATTTCTAAATTTATAGTTTTTAAATTAAATAATATATTCAAATTTTTTAAATATAATAATAATTTAATTTTATCAATTTTAATTTGAATTGTAAAGGTTTTTATATTACTCATATTAATTGCACCACTTGGTTGAAATAATGTTGGTTCTAAACTAAAACTATAAGTATTATATTTTTTATTTAAAATCACTTTTGTATTATATCTATAAGGATTTAATATTGTTGTAATTTTATTATATGAATAAAATGTATTTGAATCTAATGATTCTATACCATCTCTTCTAATTCCATCAATATAAAATTTTGTATTTAATATAAATTCTGCAGTTTGAATTTTATAATTATTTGAATTATTATTAATAAATGTGTTTCCTAAATTAAAATTTTTAATTAATGTAATTTCATAATTATCAATTGTTATTATAAAATTCCATATAATTTCTTTTACTGGATTATCAAATTCAAATTCAAAATTTACTGTTATTATATCATTATTATTATTTAATAATTTATCTAAATTTTTTATTATATTATAATAATTATTTCTTTCTATTAAATTATCTATTTTATTTGCACATAATGATTTTCTTTCATCTCTTTCAATTATTATATAATCTGAATTTATTTTTGTTTTCATTATTGGTTTTGATAAATATTTTATATTATATGAATTTTTAAAAATATTTGAATTATTTAAAAATATTTTCAAACTTATATTTGTATATATACAAGATATTAAAGGTATTGAATTAAAATAATTTTCAAAAAAGAATTTTATTGGAATTATATAAGTTTTATTTAAAATTAATTTAATAAATGGTTTAACTCCACTTATAATATTATCATAATTATTTAAATTATTAATACCTAACATATCATTTAATAATTTTTGTTTATTTAAATTTTGAAAATTATCAATAAATATTTTATAATTAAAATTATTATATTCTGATATAAGTTCATCATTAAATAATAATTGTATTTTATCAATAATTTTAATTATTCCATATTCATTAATAATTTTTTTTCCATTTATTTCTATAATGTAATTTATTATATTATCTTGAATTTTATTTACACAATATACATTATTTATACTTTTAACATTTTTTATTGTTATTGAATTATTAAAATCAACAAATAAACCAAGTAAAAATGTCCAATTTAAAATTTGTGAATTTTTATTTGTTGAAATTTCATAATTATTAAAATTATTTATATTAACAAATATACTCATTATATTTGATGTTGGATTTATATTTGATGCATTATTTATATATGTTGAATATAAATTGTAAATTATATTATTTGATATATATTTTAAGTAATTTGATATTATATTATTAAAAAAAATTATTGTAGAATTAATAAATTCTGAATTATTATAATTTTCAAATAATAATATATTTAAATAATCAAAAAAAATATTTGATTGAATATCTTTATTATTTATATATTTAATTATTTGTTCATTGATTATATTTGCTAAATCATAATATATTTGTTGCATATTGTATAATTTATTTTCAATACTATTTTTAATACTATTTCCCAATGTTGACCATGTAATAAAACATATATAATAAAAATATATAACTAAGACATTATTATTAATAATCCCATTATCTATTTGATTAAATATTAAAGATAAAATAGTTATTTGTGAATTTTCATTTTTATAATTATTTATATTAAATATATTATATTCTGTATTTTCAATTGTTATATCTTTATTATTATTTCCACCAGTAAAATTTTTAATTAATGTTGTTATTTTGTTTATACTAGCATAAATTGTATTATATAAATTTTTTGTAATTATTATTGTATTTGATTCGTATAATTTAACATTTGATTCAAGATTTGCTAATGTATTAATTATTATATTATAAAAAGAATTAAAAGTTATTGTATTTTCTGTTATAAGTTGTAAATCATTAATTTGATTATTAAATATTTTGGTAATATATGAATCATAATTATTATAATTATTTATAAAATATGGTATTTTATATTTTATTGCATCATATATTGATTCATTTTGTGAATTTTTATAATAATTTGCAATATGATTTGTTTTAATTATATTTGAATTTAAATTATCCATATATATTGAAAAATTATTAAATAAATTAAAACAATATATTTTTTTACCATACTCAATGTAATAATTTGCATTAATTAATATCATATTCATTAATGTCCAATAATTATTATTATTCAAATATTTGCAAGTTATAACTATTAAAATAAAATAATATAATATATATAATTCTTCAAATAATTTATTATAATAATCAAAATCATATTCTAAATATATATTATTTTCTTGATTTATCAAATTATTTAAATATGAATAATAATAATTATAAAATAATATTGAATTTTTTATATTATAATTTGGCTCATTATTTATATCATTAAAATCAATTATTCCCCATTTTGTATTTAATATAAATATAAATATATTTTGAATTATAAATGAATTATTGTAACAATTTATTTTTTGTATTTGTAAATCTGTGAAAATTATTTTATAGATAATTTCTGGATTAATAATTACTGTTTGATTATTGTAACTAAATAATAAATTATATATTGGTTCTAATTCAATTGTTATTAAATTTATAAATCCATTGTTTTTTAATAATATATAATTTATGTAACTGTAAATTAATAAATTAAAATCATCAAAAGAAATTATATATTTACTAATATTATATTCATTATTGATATAAGTGTAATATTCTATAATATAATTCTCAAAATATTCTTTCCATACATTATTTGTATTTTGTTCATATGATAAATTATTTATCCAATATATTAGTTTTGATATTGATAAAGAAAATTTTGTGTATAAAATTTCTTTATTAATTGAATTTATTATACAATTATATATTTCAAAATTAAATTGTTGATTATTAATTGTATAAATATATTTTTGATTAAAAAAATCAGATATATTACTAATTTCAGTAAAATAATTTATTAATTTATTGTTTAATTCATATATATATTTATTATTAGAAGATATATTATATGATTTGTTTAATTTATGTATAATATATTTAATAATAATTTCAAATTTAAGTATTAAATTATAATAATTGTAATTATAAATAAAATTAATATTTAAATTATTATCAAAATTATTAAAAAAATTTAATACATCTGATGTATAATTTTCTCCTAAATAAATTTCTGATGAAAATAATTGATAATAATAATAATTTACTAAATATTTTAATAATTCTTCGTATGTTGATAAAGTTTTAATATCAGTATAACTATTTTGAATTATTAAATTATTAATATTTGATATATTATAATTTAATCTAAAAGTGTAATTGTATTTAAAATATAAAATATTTATGTTATTTAATAAATTTATATAATTATTTGTATTTTTATTAATATTATCATATTCATTATTATAATAATTATTTCCAATAAAACTATTAATTAAATCAATAAACATCCAAATATACAAATTTGTATTTGAATTTTTTATATTAGTAATTGAATTTTCATTTAATGAAATATTTTTATAATATTCATATAATTTTTTATAAATTACTTTTGAATTATTTTCAAAATTATTATAATTATAATTATACAAATAATATTTATTAAAAAAATTTTTATAATTATATTTATAATCTATTAAAATAACATTATCATCATAATCATTTGGTGTAATTATTGATAAATTGTTTAATGATGTTGCTAATTCTGACAAATATTTAATATTAAATAATCTTAAAATATAACTTTCATATTTATCAATATTTTTATATTCTGTTAAATTTAAAGACATTTTATAATTTGATACATAACCTTTCATAATTTCAAAAAAATCATTAATTGGAATTAATCCCAATCTTAAATTTTCTAAAACATCTGATACATCTTTTTTTAAATTATCATAATAAATATTATAATTACCCAATAATAAACACAATAAATTATATAATAAATTAAAATCATTAATTGAAGCTTTTTTATAATTTTTTTTAGAATTAAAAGTAAATTCAGAAGTATTTGATATTTTATTATTTGCTGTATTATCTAAATTAAAAATTAAAGTTCCTTGTTTAATATTTAATAATGTTACTGAATATAAAGTTAAATTATATGAATCTGGATTTGAACTATTTTCATCATTATTAAATATAATATTTATATTTGATACTAAATTTGTTAAACTATTATTAAATTTTATAGGTAATAAATTTTGTGTATAAATATTGTCATTTCCAATAAATATATTATAATTATTTATAAATTTATTACAAATAATATTAAAATATGGTATAGGAGAACATGATATTTTTAAATCTTTTATTATAAATATTAAATCATTATTTGAATTAATAAAGTTTGGATCTTTGCTAATAATTAAATTATTGTTTGTTTCAATTGGTAAAATATTATAAATTTCAAAAATTGCCCAATTAATAATTTTCATATTTTCTGTATTATTTATTATGTCTTTTAATTTAACATCAATAATTATATCATCAAAATTGTATTCTAAAATTACATTTTCTTTAATTTCAAAATTATTTATAAGTAATTCTGGAATTGATGATAATATTATATAATTGAAAAATAAAAAAACAATAATTTTTTTCTTTATATTATCAGTATCAATATTTAATTTTGAATTTATATTATTTGAATTATTTATGTTTATAATATTATTAAATATATACATTGGACAATAATATTCATTTAAACATATATAATTATATATAAAACTACATAACTCATTATAATTTTCAATTATTGAAAAATATTTAATTACTAACATACCATTATTTAAAACTAAATTATTTGTGTTAATATTGAAAAAAATTGTATATTTAATAAATTCCAAATATTTTTTATAATATGAATTTTCCAACTCAATATCAATATTTATTTTTTGTATTACTTCATTTATCCAATAATTTTGTGTCATTGAATTATTATCTAACATATTCTCATAATTAAATATTTCAAAAATAGATTGATTTGAATAAATTGATGTTTCATTTAAATATTTTTTAACATAATTATTAGAATTTATATCTATTTCTAATACATATAATTTAACTACATCATATAATGTTTTTGAATATAATATTTTTTTTGTTTTTATTTTATCATATGAATTATTTATAACATAATTTGTACACAATAAATATATAATTCTATTTATTCCTTTTTCATATATTAATGAATTTACTATTAAAATATTAATATAATTTGAATATAATAAATTAAAATTAATATCAGATAATAAAAAATTTATTGAATCTGTATAATTAGGTAAATTAATATTTAAATTTGATATTGAATTATTATTAAAATAATACATAGTAAAAAAATAATTTAAATCATTATTACTAAAAAAATTTTTAATGTTATTTAATAAATATATAATAATTCTATTTGAGTAATTATTTTTTTTAATAAATTCTATATTTGAATTATATGAAATATATAAATTTTCATATATATTAGCTAATAATAATATTGATGTGCTATAATAATTTTTATTTATATTGATATAATTATTTTTTAATGATAATGTTGAAATAAGAGTAATTGATTCTGTTTTTTCATATAAATTTAAATTTTCATTTAATATTATAAATAATATTTTGTTAATTTTTAATATCAAATAATATATTTGATTATAATATATTTCATTGAAAATATATGTTATTTGTATAGGATTATTATTTGATATATTTATTGTACTTGATATATTTAATAAATTATATGTTAGTTTATTTAATGATGTTTTTAATTCAGTATAATTTATATCATTAAATTCCAAATTACTGTAAATATTATTATTATTATTTAATACATTTAAATAATTAGAATAAGAATTGATATTTTTTTTAATAAAATAATATGTACTAAAATCAATTGATATAAAATTATCAATAGCCATATTAAAAATATTAATCAAATCATTTATACAATCATAATATATATTTGTTGTATATTTTTGAGATATATAATTTTCAAAATTTATAATTATTAAATTAGTATTTAAATTATATGAATTAATATCAATTAATAAACAATTATATACAAAATAAACATAATAATATATAATTATTATAAAATTATATTTTATAAAATTAGTTTTATTATATTTAATTGTTAAATTATTATTTGATAATTGTATATTCAAATTATTTATAGAATTAAAGATATTAATATTTTTATTAATAATATTTATACAATTATTAAAATTATATTCACTTATTAAGTAAATAAATATAAAAACTATATTTGAATTTATATAATTTAACATTAAATTAATATAATTTAAGTAATATTGCGAATCAATTTTATTATTTGAATTAAAAATATAAAATAATTGAGATTCAAAATATTTAAGACAAGAAATTATATTGTTAATTGAAATATAATTTTCATTTTTTTTAATATTAAAACTTTCAATACAATAATTATTTTTTAAATTATAATTATAATCTTGTGTTAAACTAAAAATATTATTTATAGTTGAAATATTATTTAAATAAATATTATCAAATAATGATCCTAATGTAAATGTACTATAATAACAATTATTATAAAAATTATTTTTTAAAATATAATTAGTATCAATATTTGAAAAATTATTTGTGATATTAGATATGTTATTAATTTTATTAAATGATTCATAAAGTTTAATAATATTATATTCATATTTATTAAAAAATATTAAAACAAAATTATATACATTATCAAAATTATTAAAAAATTTACTATTTGTATTTAATATTAATAAAAAAAGTATAATAAATTTATCATCATAATTATACTTTAAATTATTGCATATATTTGGAATATTGTTTACATTAATTTGATTTAGTTCAAATTGTTTTACATTATATTGTATAAAATAAAAATTATTATATATTAATAAATATTCACTTGAATTTTTATTTTTAATATTATTTATAAAATTAGTGTTAGATAATGATTTTATTTCATCAAAACAAATAAAATTATTTGATAATATGTAATCAGTATTATATATTAAACTTAAATCATATTTATTAAAATTATCATTTATATATTCTGTAATATTATTATTATTTACATAATATAAATATGTTATTATAAAAATAAAACTTATATCTCTTAATGTTTCAATATCTACTGATATTAATATACTATTTTCAATAGTATCAATTGTAAATTTAGATAAAAAAGTAAATAAAAAATATATTCTATATAATGGAGAATTTATTGAAAAAATAAATTTTAAATAATTTAATTCAATATTTAAATTAGTATTATAAATAGGTGAATCACATTCAAAATATTTATTAAATGTATAATTACAAAATGTGCCATTAAATAAATTTGTGTCTGTATATTTAAATATATTATACATAATATTATTATTTAAATCATTTGAAATATTAAATGAATATATTTGAGAATAATCTATTAATTTAATATTTTCAAGATAATCATTTAATATTAACATATTTATTTTTTCAATATTATGTAAAGATTTTTCATAATAATTACTAACATATAAATATAATTTTGAGTTAGTAATTATATTATTTAAATAATTAATATCAATATTATTTGAATTTAAAATATTAGTTTTAGAATTATTTAAATAATAATATACTGATTCAATTAAATTATTTTTAATAATTGATATATAACTATCCAGTGATATATTAAAATAAAATCCATTATTTATTATTAATTTTGAAAAACAACAATTACTATCATTATTTGTAAACATATATAAATTTGATGTTAGGGGAAATATACATAATGAATTATTATTATTATAAAATAAACTACTTAATGTTCCATTTGGTGTATAAATAAAATTTGACATTTTATTATTTATTAAATTTAAAATTGTTAATGATTGTGCAATATATAATATTAAATAATTTATTATAATAATATAAATTATATTAAATTTATTAATATTTGTGATATTTAAATTTAATATTGACAAAATATTTTCTGAATCATTAATATTAATATTAGTTAAATCAAATAAATTATTATTATTAATATAATTTGTTTGATTTTTTTTTTCTAATATAGCATCTGTTTTTCCTAAATATAATAATTTAACTAAATAAAGTAATTGTGATAATGTATAATAAAAATTATCAACTGTATCATTAAAATAATTTGAAAATGTATTTAAAAAATTGCTATATAAATAAAAATTAATAATAATTGAAGTATATATTGATATTTTTTTATTTGTAAAAACTTGTGAATATTTATTATAATTAAAATATTTAAAAACATTTTTAGTGTAATTTAAAATATAAAAACATTTATTGCTAATTATTAAAATATTAGGATTCATAAATATTGAAATTAATTTATCATTTAAAATATCTAAATTTTTATTATAATTAAAAATATTTTTTATTTGTTGTATTTTATTTTCATTAACTATATCTAAATATTCTTGTATTGATACATTATTATTACAAACCAAAGTTATAAATACACGTATAAATAATATTAATGATAATTTTTGATTATTTAAGTTAAATAAATTTAATAAATTATTACTATCATAAATTAATAAATCATTATAATATTCATTAGTTAAATTACCAAAAAATATTGTATTATTCATAATTGTTATTTGACTTGATGATAAAAAATTATTATTTAATATTATCAAATTAATATAAATATTATTATTAAAATTTTTTATAAATGAATTTATTTTAAGTAATATATTATTATCAATAACAATATTTTCTGATTTTAATTTATCTTTTATAATTTCTAATTGAAGAACTTTAACATTAATATAAAATAATTCAATTAAATTATCATAAAATAATGATGAATATTTTGATATAATATAAACATAATTATTTTCTATTCTAATTTGTTCAATATAATTAATATATTCATTTGAATATAATAAATCTAAACACTTTTTATAATTATTTTTATCAGTGAAATAAGTAATTTTTACTGATAAATTAATGGCTTGAATATCAATTTGGATATAATCTAATATATTATAATTAATTGTATTATACAAATAATTAAATATTTTATCATTTTTTATATTTTCTACATCATAAACATTATAAGAATAAAAATTATTTGTTAAATCTAAATTATAAAATACATCTGTAACATCAGTCTGAAGTTCTATTAATGGTGTACTATTAATTATATTTATTAATTCATAATTATTTAATATATATGAAGACATACAAATAATATTTGGATTATTAGATTTAATATTTTTAAAATAATAATTTAATTTAATTGATGATATGAAATTTATATCAGTTATTAAAAAATTATTTTTTTTTATATAATAATTATTATATAAATTTAAAATATTTATATTTAATGTTGAAAATAATTCATTATTACTATCAAATAATTCCATATAATAATCATCAAAATTAAATTCTAAATATGATTTTCCTAAAAAATCACCATCATGAGGTATTTTAAAAGTTAAAATATTTGATAATAAACTATTATTATTATTGCTAATTTCAACACTATTACCATTAATTGACATATTATTTATAAAAAAATTTGAATGTCTTCTATAATATATTTTAAAAAAACTTATATTTGGATTATAATTAAAAATATTTGCTTCATTTCCAACAGCTATAAGTTGAATAAATCCTACACCCATTTATAATAATTAATTATTATAATTATTATAATTTTAAACAAAAATATAATAATAAAATTTATAATATATCAATTAATATGTATAAGCTGTTGCACCAATACCACCAATTAATCTTAATATATTATAATTGCGAACTTGATAAATAAGTTTATATTCTAAATTAGATTGTATTTTAATATCAAATAAATTTTCATATTTTTCTAACATTCTTTCATTAATATTTAATTTTAATCCTATAAATGAAATTCTGCTCATATTACATGAACCAGATGGTTGAAATTCAGTTGGTTTTAAACAAAATGAATATATATTTAAACCTAATTGAGGTGTAGCATTATAATAACAATATGGTTGTAAATAATTATAAAAAGATGAATTTTCTCCAATAAGTTGAATACTGTTTAAATTATAATATGAGTCTTGTATAATTATATTAAATTTATTATATGTTATTGGAAATGATAAATTTTCAAATACAAAACTAACAAATAATTCTAATTGATCAATATATTTTGAATTATTTTGTATTATATTTAAACCATTATAAAATATATTTGGATTGAATAATATATTTGGTGATGTTAACATATTTAAATAACTAAGAAATTGTTTTTCAATTTCTGTTAAATTATAATTATATGTTGGATATGTATATTTATAAACATCAATATCATTATTAAAAATATCAAATTGATTAAAATATTTTTGAGCAAACCAAAACATATCTTTACAACAATGAAAAATATCTAATTGTATTATATTATTTGATTTTGTTATTCTATCAAATTCAATTTCTTGTACTTGTTCAATTAAATATTCATGTGAAGATTGAGCAAATTTTTTTCTTTCAATAGTATCTAAATATATATATTCTAATAATAATGTAATATCTATTTTTCCAAATATTATATTTGATATATTATTTATTAATAAATTCATAATTTCATTATTTATATTTGAATTAAACAAAGTTTCATCATAATTAATTTTTATACATTCTATAAATTTTTTTGTATTAATTTTAATTTGTAATGAATTATATTGTAAGGATATTAATGGAAATGATAAACCATAATTAAAAAAAGACCAAAAGGGAATTGGTAAAAATAATTCTGTTTCATTGTGTATATCTGAAAAAATATTAATATCTGTATTATTTCCAATTAAACGATTATATAAATCTTTATTTTTATAATATAATTCTGCATAATTATTTATATAAGTATCAGATAATGAATATATTTTATTACTTCCAATATAAAATTCAACTGAATTAAATAAATACTGTGCTATTTTATTAACCCAACAAAATTTTATTTTTGGTTCATTTATCAATAAATTAAGTACTTTATTATAAATAATGATATTTAAATTATTTAATATTTCCATATTTTCATTAATAGTAAATTTAAATTGATCATATGAAACAATATCATAATTTAATAAATCATAGATATATATTAGATTAGAATTTACAATTTTAAATAATGATGCATTTGTATATAATTCAATATTATATTTTTTAATATTATTTGAATAAATTATATTATTAAAAAAAAAGTCAATAGATGTAAAAAATTGTGAATATTGATCTATATTAAAATATTTTAATATATAATTTTTAAGATCAATTATATATGTTAAATAATTCATATAATTATCATATTTTAGAAAAAAAATATTTATTATGTTTTTTAATTTATTATAAAAAGTAAAAAAATAATTATAATATGTTACAATATTTTCTTTATCAGATAAATTAATATTATTGGCTATATTTTGATTTAATAATATATCATTAATATAAGTAAAATCTATTTTTGGTAATTTTATTCTCAAAATTATTTTTGATAATAAATCTCCATTATTTTTTGGAATATTTACATATGAAGTTGAATTAAAATCTGGTGAATTATCAAATGATGCTTGTATTGTTTTAATTCCAAAATTTGTATATCTTCTATATATAATATTAAAAAAAGTTATTTCTGGATTTGATGTTAACATTATATCTTGTGTACCATATGTTATAATTTGCATTAATCCTCCTGTCATTTATTTATAATATTTAATATAATTGTTTTATCTTTATAAAAATATCTTATAAATTATATTTATTAATATTAATAAATATTTTTATCCATCAATATTTTATTACTATAAATATAAGTTTAATTTAAATATTTATTAATATTTATATTAAATATATAATAAATGGAATTAACAAATATTAATAATGATGAATTAAATAATTTATGTTTAGGTATAGATTTTGGAACAACAAATTCATGTTTATCAATATGGTATAAAAATAAATCAATATTAATTCCAGATATTGATGGAAGTGAAACTATTCCAACAGTAATAGAAATTAATACAGATAATAAAATTATTGGAAAACAAGCTTATTTGAGAAAAGAAATATTTAAAACAAATAAAAAAACTATATTTTTAATTTATGAAATTAAAAAATTACTTGGAAAAAAATATTCTGAATTAAATGTTAATCAAATTGAAATGTTAGCATATCAAATACAACCTGATGAAAATGATAATATTATTATAATAGATTCTGAAACATCAATATCTTATTATCCTGAAGAAATTTCAACTCATTTATTTATGAGTTTTAAACTAAAAGCTGAATTATTTTTAAGTAAAAAATTTAATTCAAATATTCAAATTAATAATTCTGTTATTTCAGTTCCTGCATATTTTAATAAAATTCAAAGACAAAATATTAAAAATTCTGCAGAATATGCTGGTTTTAATGTTTTAAGATTAATTAATGAACCAACAGCTGCTGCTATTTGTTATGGTTTAGGAAAAGATACATATGGACAAAATGGTTTAAATATAATAGTATTTGATTTTGGAGGAGGTACATTAGATGTCAGTTTATTAAATATAAATCATGAAGTTTATGAAGTACTTGGTTCATGTGGAAATAATAATTTAGGAGGAAGTGATTTTGATACTAAAATAATGGAATATATTATTAAAAAGTTTATAGAAAAAAATAACATATTTTATGAAAATTTTATTCAAAATGTTTCTGAAAATTCATTGCAAAAATTAAAATTATTATGTGAACAAGCAAAAATTGTTTTATCAGAAAATATACATGCTAAAATTATAATTCAACAATTTTATGATAATATAGAATTATCTATTAGTTTATCTAGAGATAAATTTAATGAAATTTGTCAAGATTTAATTAATTTAATAATAAAACCTATTAATGATGTACTTAATTTATGTGATCTTGATAAATCTAATATTGATGAAATAATTATGGTTGGAGGAATGACTAAAGTTCCAATAATTCGTTATAATATTGAAAAATTTTTTAATAAAGATGTAAATTTTTCTATTAATCCAGATAATGTTGTATCAATTGGAGCTTCTATTCATGGTTATATGATATTAAATAAAAATTCAATTAATGATAAATTATTATTAATTGATAGAACATCTTTATCAATTGGTGTTGAAACATCAGGGGGAATTATGGATGTTATTATTCCAAGAGGCTCTATTATTCCAATTAAAAAAAATAAAAAATATTCTACTGATTCTGATTATCTTACTTCTATTGATATAAAAATTTTTGAAGGTGAACGCAAATTTACTAAAGATAATTTTTTAATTGGAGATTTTACTCTCGGTGGTATAGAAAAACAAAAAAAAGGTATACCTTCAATACAAATTAGTTTTTCTATAGATTCTGATGGTATAATTACAATTTTTGCAGAAGATATGGATAATCCTCTTAATAAAAAATCTATTCTAATTTCTAGTAATAAACAAAACTTATCTCAAGAAAAAATTAATGAAATTATTGAAAATGCTAAACAAATGGATAAAATTGATAAAATTGATAAACTTAAAAAAGAATCTTATATGACAATATATGATAATTCAATAAAAATTTTGGATAATTTATCAAATGATTTAATTAAATTACCAACATCAATTAAACAAACTATTATTTCTAATGTTTCTGAAATATTAGATTGGTTAAAATCATTGGATTATAAATTAATTGAAACAGAAAAATATAAAGAAATATTATATGATTATAAAACTAATTATAGTATTTATATTATTCAACAATCTACTCCTATTATTGAATGTGAACCTTCTAATTTAGATGAAGAAATAAATAAAGGTATTGAAATTTATGATGATGATATTTCTACTAAAAAATATGAAGAACAAATTAATTATTTTAGAAAAATAATTAATGATTATGATATTATTAAAAAACAATTAAATATAATTAAATTTATTGATAATTCTCCTAATATTGATATTATTAATGAACTTATGGTTTTATTTGATGAAACTTTTAATTATGCATCAGAATCTTTATTAAATTTTTTTATTAATAAAAATTTAACAGATGATTATGTTAATGATATTGTTAATAAATTACATAATTTAGATATTAATTTTAAAAATAAATTTAATTTATTTGAAAATGAATTTAATATTATTAATAAATTAATTATTAAATTAGATGATCTGGAAAATTATTATTTAACTTTATTAGAAAATTTAAATAATGATAAAAACTTAAATCAAGAACAAATACATATAATTACAAATAAATTAGATATAATTACAGATTTTCAAACTGTTATATATAAAATAAATTCTGAATATATTAAACCAGATATTGATAAATTATGTGAAATGTTATCATTTCTTAATAATTTAGACTAATATTATTCATTTAACAATATTTCACATAATTTATGGTATTCTATAATAATATTTTCCATCATCAATTTATATTTCAAAATTTTATTATTGTTAATGTTATTGTTTATATATATAACTTTAGTCTCGTTATCTTTTAAATTATTTAATTCAATTATATTGTTTATTTTTTCCATATTATAAATAATTATTATATATTAATTTTATATATTTTTCCATTTATTATAGCACTATTTGCATTGTATGATGGATCTCTATTATTTGTTGATATTGATTTAATGTTATTTTGAAATGAATTTTCAATAGGACTTAAATTTTTATAATCATTATTATTTGATAATTTTGGATATTTAATAATATCATCATTAATTTCTATATATCCATTTTCATTTGAATTGTAATTTTCATTATCATTATCTATATTATCTGTACTATCTGTATTGATTTTTATGTCTTCAGAAAATATATCTTTTATATTTTTCACTAATTTACCATTATTTTTAATATTTAATTTTTCTATTTTATTTTCTTCATCTTCTGATATTGAAGTTTTATTTAATTTTCTTGAATTTATAATTTTATATTTTTTTCTACTTTCATTACTATTTATACTCATATTTTCTAATGTAGAATTATTTGTTACTGTGTAAATATTATTTTTTAATTCTGATTCTGTTTCTGATTCTGATTTTGATTTTGATTCTGATTCTGATTCTGATGCTGATGCTGATGCTGATGCTGATGCTGATTCTGATGCTGTTTCTGATTCTAAATTTTTCTTTAATTTATTATTACTATTTGAAATATTATTTTTTAAATTAGTATTTTTTTTAATATTATTTATTTTTAACAGAATATCAGATTTAGTTAATAATAATTTATTTAATAAATTATTATTTTCATCAATATCATTTTTAATATTTAAAATATTTTTTAAAATAATACTGCTAAATCTATAAGTTAGACTAGAATAAAGTCTTGATAATTTATTTATATCATTAATTAATAAATATTTATTATAATTATTAAATAAAAAAATAATTAATTGATAATAAAATATAATGATAATATCTTTATAATTATAAGTGTCGGAAATATTTAAATTATCAAAATTTATTAAGGTATCATAAATAAAATTTTGCATTTTTATCATAATATCAAAATTATTTGTAAAAATTGTATCTAAGAAATTGAATTCATAATTTTCTACTTGAGAATTCCATGTTGTTATAAAAATAAATTTTTTAATTGATATATGATTATGTTCTTGATTTAAAATGGATTTTAAAATATTATCATTTGATATCTTATATTCTATTTTATTTTGATTATATATTATATAACAATTATCATTATCATCCCATTCTATATTATTAGTTTTTATACTATTTAAATTATTTTTTACTATATTCATATTATGATCATCATTTATATTTATAACTTCAAAAGATTTTTTTGACAATAATTTGTTACTTTCAATATAATCTGTTAAATTAAGATTATTATCCTTATGTATTTCATTTTTAAATTCTCTTATTATTTTATTATCTGAATTATTATCTGTATTGCCAATATTAAATTTATTGTTAATTTCTTCCATAATATTTGAATTTGCATTTTTTACAATATTTGCTAATTCATCTTGTTTTGATTTTTCTAATATTACAATTTTACTATTGTCTGATGTAAATGTAAAATTATTTTTTTTTAATATATTATTATCAGATAATTCATTAATATTTTTTTTTATAGGTTTTGTATTTAACATTTATATATATATATAATAATATATAAAATACTTAAGCTTTTATTTTAAATAAATTTATAATTATTTAAAATATTAACATTAATTTATTTTTTAGATTTTAATAAATATTTCAAATTTAAATATTTATTTTTATATTTCAAATATTTATTAAAATTTCTTTTTCTTTTTAAATTTTCTTTATTATAATTACTATTTTTATTAATATTTTCATTAATATTTTTATTAATATTTTCATTAATAATTTCATTAATAATTTCATTAATTATCTCTTTCATTTTCTCTTGTGTTTCTTTATTATTTAAAAAACTAATTATGTTTAATAATGTATTTATAAATTTTTCTCTAATATAATTATATATTTTACTTTTTATATTGTATGATTTTACTGTTTTATAATAAATTTTATTTAATATTTCATATATTTTTATTTGTACTGATAACAAATTACCAGAAAAGGGTTCATAACTATTATTATAATAATAGTTATTATTATTATTATTTAACATATTTTTATTAGTTAAATTATTTAATGTATTTAAATCTGTTGTATTAATTTGTTTTTTATTTATTTTATCATTTATTAAAGTTAAAATATTACCTATTTCTTTAACAATATTCTTTGTATAATCATTATCCAAATCTGTTATAGTTTTTAATTTTTCAATATCAATATCAAAACATATTTTTATTTTATCTAAAATATTATTAATAATATTAACATTTTTATCATTATAACTATCAAAAATTCTTTCTTCATTAGTTAAATGATTACATAATATTCCATAAACAAACATATTTGACCCAACAATATCTATTTCACCATAATTACCATTATGTATTTCTTTAGTACTATTCTCACGGATGTTTACATATTGTGGAGGAGAAAAATATTTCAAAATATTATTTTCATTTAAAATTCTATCATGAAGTTTTGGATTGATTTTTTTAATTGTAATATTATTATTTAATGAATAAGTTTGAAATAAATCAAATATAAAAAAATTATTTGTTACAAAATGATCTATAGTATTTACTAATTGTCTACTATTTTTATCTAATTCTGATTTAACAGATAAAAAATTAAAAAAGCCAATATATTGACTTCCATCATAACCACCTATTGATAACCATTCAAAAATACTAACATTATTATTATTTGAATCAAAATGATAATTAGCAAACATTATTGGTTGATTATAAAGATCAGTTAAACCAATATCATATTTTTCTTTAATTTCAACATCAATACGTTCTTTTTTTATAAATCTTGATAAAATTAAACTTTCCATTTATAATTATTGTTAATATAATAAATAAATAAATAAAATAAATTTATACTTATTAAATAAAATTTATGGATAAATAAATATAAATATACGTAATGTTTAAATAAATAATTATTTAAAAACTTTATACAAAAAATTTATATTTTTATAAAATATTATATATTTATAAGAATATTATTCAAAAGATATTATAAACAAATAATTTTAAGAATGTAAATTATTTATATTTTTAGATGTATAATAATTATAAATTTAGACCTTTGGTGCTTTTTTAATCACATTTTTATAATTATAAGTAACTTCTTTATTACTACCATTGTTATCATTAATTTCTACTTTAACTGGTTTTTCTAAAGTTTTTCTAATTCCAAAATATTTATATTCTTTATGTTTACTTTTTCTTGTACATTCTTTAATTAAAAAATTAATATTTGTTTCAATTCCTCCATTTAAAATACCATTTTTTTTCATATCTTTAATAATTGAACTAAATGCTTTATTTGCTGCTTGTTTTGGTTTTTTTCCACGATATCTTCCTTGATTTTTATTATTATAAAATAATTTAAAATATCTTAATCCTGTTTGTTGTTCACATTCATTTTCTTCATCATCTTTATTATTTTCATTTTCAATTTCTTTATTATTTTCATTTTCTTTATTTATTTTAATATTTGTTTTAGGATTTTCTTTTTTTACTAATTTTTTACTTTTAACAACTTTTTGTGTTTCCTCTAGTTTTAATGGTTCATTTACAGGTACTTTTTTTATTTTTTTTTCTTTAATTTGAGTAGTAGTTTTTTCAATAACAGGTTCAATAACAGATTCAATAACAGGTTCAATAGTTTTTTCTGTTTTTTCAGTTTTTTCAGTTTTTTCAGTTTTTTCTGTTTTTTCTGTTTTTTTATTTTTTTTATTAGTTACTTCAATAATTGTTTCTGTATTATTTGAAAGTTTACTATCAGAATTACTTTTTAAAGTTTTTTTTGGTTTAGTATTTTTTGTATTCATATATATATTCATATATACTTTTTATATTTTTAAATTATTTTAATATAATTAAATAATTTTTAATATTATGATTATTTTTAATATTATGATTATTTTTAATATTTTTTTTATAAATATTATTATAAGGATGACAAAAAATATTCTAAATCATGAAATATTAAAATGCAATATTCTTCAAAAAGAATATAGAATATTAAGTAAAATAATATGCAATATGGAATCTATTATAATTCAAAATGAAAATATATTATTATTTTCAAAAAATCAAGTTATGAAATCATTAAATGAATTAATTAAAAAATTAAATGAATCATATAATGAATCAATAATAAATATATTATCATTAGATTCCATATTAAATTCAGTACATAATGAATCAATATATTCTAATATACCAGATATTAAATCTGAAAATAAATCTGATTATAGTAGTGGTGATCAATATAGTGCAAGTTCACATGATAATATAAATAATTTAGATAATATAAATAATTCATATAAAAATGAAATAGAGAATAAAATAATAAAATATAATAATTATGAAGAAAATTTAAAATTAAAAAATGAGGATATTATAAATCTTGAATTAATAGAAGAAATAAAAAAAATAAATGTTAATAATAATATTATTAATTATAATAAAAAATATAATGAATTATATATATTATCAAAATATAATCCATTTGAAGAAATAAAAAAACAAATAATTATTTTAGGACATATTATAGGATTTGCATCAATAACTGATATAATATATTTAAATTTAAATATAACAAAATATGAATCAGAAACAGATAAAGAATTATTTAATTTATTATTAGATATATTTGTTCCACTAAATTATAATTTATTAATTACAAAAAAAAATATTAAATTAACAATTCAAAAAATTGAAAAATCACATTTAGTTTTATTTAATAATCAATGTGAAATTGAATTTTGCATAGGAAATAATTTATTTAAAATTAATGGTTATATAAAAAATGATCCATTAAATATATATATAAGAACATCTCAAATTTCAAATAATTTTTTATATAATAAAAAAAATATTTTTGAACAAATAATTAATTATATTGAGTCAGAATCTTATGATAAACTTATAATAAATAAAGAATACTACAATAAATTACAAAAAATAGATAAAAATTTTGCAGATATATATTTAAAAAACTTAACAATTGTTGAAATATTATTATTATCAAATAAAAAATTTATTGATAAATTATATAGTGATTATTTACAATTTAATGAATTAAATAAAATACAATTTGTTAAACTTATTAAAAATTTTACTAAAGAAGCTAGTGAAAATTTATATAATATTTTTAATATTATTAAATTATTATTATTAGGTTCTGATGAAAATTGTTCAATTGCATCATTATTATTTAATTTATTAAAAGATAAGAAAACATCAAATGGAAATGAATATATTGCTAATATAATTTACCAACAATTAAATTATATTGGTCAATTAAAATTAAAAAAATCAATTTTTAATATTAAAAATGAATTAGATAAATTAAAAAATATAACAAATTCTGATATTGATATGAAAAAACAAGTATTATTATCAAAAAATATGCCAAATCATGTTAAAAAAATATGTTTGGAAAAATTAGAAGAATTAAAAAATGCAAATAATGAAACTTATAAAATTAAAATGTATGTAAATATATTAATTCAATTTCCATGGTTATCAGATTCTGATGATAATATATTTAAAATTGTATCAAATGATAAATCAAAATTATTTCTTGAAAATATTGATAAAAAAATAAATGAACAAATTTATGGTCATAGTTTAGCAAAAAATAAAATTCTTCAGATATTAGCAAAATTAATTTCTGTTCAAGGAACACATATATCACCAATAGCCTTAGCTGGTCCACCTGGTGTTGGAAAAACAAAATTTGCTCAATGTTTAGCTGAATGTTTAGATATTCCATTTGTTCAAATAACTTTAGGTGGACAAAATGATGGTGAATTATTACATGGTCATGGTTATACATATTCTGGTGCTCAACCTGGTTTAATTGTTAAAAAAATGGTTGATGCTGGTTCTGCACGATGTATAATGTATTTTGATGAATTAGATAAATGTGTAAGTAAAAATGGTCAAAATAATGAATTAATGAGTATTTTAATACATTTAATTGACCCAATGACAAATGGAGCTTTTCAAGATAGATTTTTTCAAGAAATTACATTTCCTCTTAACAAAGTTATTTTTATATTTTCTTTTAATGATATTAATAAAATTGATAAAATTTTATTAGATAGAATGGAAGTTATTGATGTTGAAAGTTATAGTATTAAAGAAAAAATAGTTATATCAAATGATTATTTATTAAAACAATTATGTAAAGATATTGGATTTGAATATGGTTCTATTTGTTTTAATAATGAAATTATGACACTGCTTATAGAAGAATATACTTTTGAACCAGGTGTTAGATCTTTAAAAAGAACTCTTGAAAATATTTTATTAAAATTAAATATTGATAAAATATATCAAAGAGGTGTATATGAAAATGATAAAAAATATCTTCTAAATACACCATTAATTATAACTAAAGACCTTATATTTAATTATTTAGGTGATACTAAAATTAATTATAAAACTATTCATTCACAAAATAGTATTGGTGTTGTTAATGGTCTTTATGCAACAACAATGTGTTTTGGTGGTATTGTACCTATTCAATTAACTGGTTATCATATTGGTAAAAGTAAGAAATTTATTTTAAAATTAACTGGAAATCAAAAAAAAATTATGAAAGAATCTGTTTTTTATTCTTTTACAACTGCTATTAATTTATTAAATAATAAAGGTAAAGAAGCTTTTTATAAAAAATATCCAAATGGATTACATATTCATACTCCTGAAGCTGCAACCCCTAAAGATGGTCCTAGTGCAGGAGTTGCTTTTACTTTGGCTTTTTTATCTGTTATGTTAAATTTAAAAATTGATCGTGAAATTGCTTTAACTGGAGAAATTGATTTATATGGTTATGTTTCTAAAATTGGTGGTGTTAGATATAAATTACAAGGAGCTTTTAAAGCTGGTGTTAAAACTGTATTTCTACCAAATGAAAATATAGAAGATGTTAATAAAGTTAAAAAAGAATTACCAGAAATTTTTAATGATAATCACAAATGTATATTTATTGAACATGTTCTTGATGTTGCAGAAAAATCATTATTAGAATGGGATACAAAAAAACATCTTATTCAATTTAATAAACACTAATATTATATTAAAGGTGATAAAAGAAAACTATTTATTTCTACTATTTTTAATTTATACATTATTACTTTAATTAAATTTAAAATAGTTTTTTAAATAATTATAATAATAAATATTTAAATCCTAAAATTATTTGTGTTATTGTTATCAAAAATTTTTTAATTAATAATATCAAAAATAATATTAAAATTAAATTTAATGTTATTTTATCTTATAAAGATATTTTATGTATATTAAAAACCAATAATTTAAAATCAAATAAATTATTAAACATAATATTATTAAATTTTTCATTAATAATATTAAAATTAATAATTATATAACTGCAAATTAATTTATTAAATTAATAAATAATAAATTTAATGTTTTAGTTTTAACAATATATAATTTACTTAATAAAAATAATTATTTATTTAAAAAATTAAACACTTAATTATTTAATTTTTTCTTCATATTTATAAAATCATTTGCTTATATAAATAAATATTTAAAATAATCTTCTAAATGTTCTTTTGAAATTTTATTATTAATGATGTAATCTAAAACATCTTTTAATTGTTCATAATTATTAGAACTTTTTAATTAATTAAATAAATTTTCTATTTGATTAAGATTTTAATTAAGATATGAATTTATTATATTGTCCTTTACAAATTGAAATTTATGAAATGTTGCATTATCTAATATTATTAATTATTAAGTATATTTATTTTTAATAAAATTATTATAAAAAGTATTAAATTTATATGTATTTATTCCATCTTTATCCTTATATAATTTATATCCTATTATAATATTATTAAATAATTATAAAAAAAATATAATTAAAAATTTTGTTGGATTACAATAATTTAAATTTTTTAGTCATATTATATAATTCATCTACAAAATTTATTTTTAATTTTATATATTCATTATCAATAAATTTTATTTTATTATTTATTTCAATATTGTGTTCTGTTATTAATTTATCATTTATTTTATAATTATCTTTATTTAATATATTATATATTATATCATAATCTTTATTGAGATGTTTTTTTATATCAATATTAAATCTTATAAATTTAGATTTTATTTTATCTGGTAATACTATTTGATTTTGATATTTTTTTATTTCTACTGATAATCTGTCACAAATTTCATTATTAATAAGTAAATTCATAAATGGTTCTATTTTTTTAAATGCTTTTGCAATTGTTACTTGTGAAACATTAAATTTATCTGCTATAATTTTCTTTTGTATTTCTAATTTATTTATATATATCATTAAATATATTGCTCCTGTTGCTAAACTTAATGGTGTATGTACTGATGCTATTTGTAGTTTTTGAACATTATTTGATATTTGAATCGCTTGTTCTGTATATTCTTTTTTTATTTTTAATTCATCACAAAATCTAATTATAAAATGATCTGGTGTTGCTGTATTTAATTTTATTTCCATATTTTTTAATTTTGCTAATTTCTGAAATATTTTACATCCTTTTGTTATTTCAGTATATTTTAAATTAAATAATTCTCCAATCTCTTTTGGTGATCTTATTTTATCTTTTTTTTTACATGCAAATAATACACATGCTGCTACTAAACTTATTCTATTTTTACCTCTTAATATAATTGATTTTCCTATATTCTTTCCTGTTATATGTTTACAATCAGATATATTTTTATACATTATTTTTGCATCATCTTCTATACATCTCATTATTTTTCCTATAAAACATTTTTTTTGTATTATTTTAAATACTTCGTTTAAACTTCTTTCTTTATAAGGCATCGCACTCCAACCATGTAAAGTTTTTATTCTTGATGAACATGTGCCACTAATTGTTGTTGCTGTTGAAGATTGAGGTAATAATTGAGATATTGGATGTGAACAGCGTGTCATATCTTTTTTATTATCATCATTGTATTGAGTCCATTCTGCTCCTAAATCCATTAAATTTTCAATTACTTGTCCACATGATTTACATACTAATATTCCATGTGACGTATCCTCAATTATATCATCATTATTACATGATTCACAATATATCTTTTTTTTCTTTTTTATTATTTTATCATTTATATTATTTATTTTATTATTGTTAATATTATTTTTATTTATACAACCATTATTGGTTTTTATATTTTTATTACTATTATTTGTATTGTTATTATTATTATCATCATCATCATTATTATCATTATTATCATTATTATCATCATTATACATTGATTCAATCATTTTTTCATAATCTTGTATATTATAATTATCATTTACATTATTAATTTCTATATTGGTATTTTCTTTATTTGTGTTGTTATTAATATTTAAATAATAATATAAATCAATATCATTATTTATAATTAATTTTGACATATAATTATATTATAATCTTAATTATATTATTTTAAAATCAATTTTTATAAAAAAATTATATTCTATTATATTTTATTATATTCTATTATTTTATATTTTGAATACTTTACTATTTGAATTTCCTCTAATAATAATATATATTATAAAAATTGATTTAAATTTATTATTATTTAAGTTATTATTAAATTTATAATAATATGGAACAAAATATTATTAATAAACCATTTAAAAAAAAAATAAATAAAATATGGTATAATATATTTAATGATATTGATAAGAATATTTGGAATAAAACAGAAATAGGATATAATAAATTAATTATTAAAAAAAAAAAAAATATTTTTCCATTTTATAAAAATATTTTTAATTTTACAAACTATATAATTCCAGAAGATATAAAAATATGTATAATAGGACAAGATCCATATCATGGTATTTATAGAGATTTTAATAAAGATAAAGACTATCCTGAAGCAATGGGTTTATCATTTTCTGTACCTAAAAAATGTCATATTCCTTCATCTTTAGATAATATTTATAAAAATTTATTAAAATATAATCATTTATTATGGAAACCAACACATGGAAATTTATCATATTGGTCATATCAAGGAGTACTTATGTTAAATTCATCATTAACAGTTGAGAAAGGTAAACCTAATAGTTGTCAAAATCTATGGAATGATTTTACTGATGAACTTATAAAAATAATTTCAACAAAATATTCTGGAATTATTTTTTTACTTTGGGGAAAATATGCTTATATGAAAAAATTTAATAATATTATTAAAAATCAACAAAATCATATATTTATTATTTCATCTCATCCATCAGGATATTCTGCTAATTCACCATTTAGAGAATTTAATAGTTTTATGGAAACAGATCATTTTGGTTTATCAAATAAATATTTAATTAAACAAAATAAAAAACAAATTGATTGGCAAATAATTTAATTATTTATATATTAAGTACTGTATATATTTCATTCATTAATTCAGTATTATTATCATGTTTTTTTACATTATGTTTTTTCACATTATGTTTTGTTTTAATATTTTTTGTTTTAATATTTTTTGTTTTAATATTTTTTGTTTTAATATTTTTTGTTTTAATATTATTTTTTTTTAATTTATTATTAATAGAAGATTTGTGTAATTTTTTTATTTTATCTAATGATGAATATAAAAAAGAGTTATTATTTGGATATAAATTATTTTTTTTATTAATATTTTTTAAAGAAGAAAATTTAGATGATTTATTATAATTAGAATTAGAACAAGAATTTGAACTTGGATCAGAATTAAAATTAGAATCATCTAAATCTGAAGTAGAATTTATTTTATTTTTAAATAAATATTTGTTAGTTGTGCTTAAATTTGTTATATTTTTATTATCATATAAACTAGATTTAATTAAATTTAATTCTGTTTCTAAATCACAATTATTTTTATTTATTGAATTTATTTTATTTATTTTTTTGATTTTTTTAATTTTAAAATTATTAAATAAATATTTAAATGTATTAAATAAAAACATTATAATATTTTTAATAAAATCAAATATTTTTTCAAATATAAATTTTATATTTGATATATTAAATAATTTTAAATTCAAATATGATTGTGAGTCAAATTTAGAATCAGAATCAAAATCAGAATCAGATTTTGAATTTAAATTTGAAGTTAAATCAGTACTAAAATTTGAAAAACTATTTGACCCTGATTTAAAACTAGAATTTGAATCAAAATTTGAACTAATAGTTGATTCAGAATTTGAATTTAATTGGAAATATTTTGATTTATTTTTTTTAATATTAATACAAGGAGTATATTTTATTTTATTTTTTATTTTATTTTGTATTTTTTTTTTTAAAGTATATTTTTTCATTAATCTTTATAATAATATATATATAAAAGTTTTTTATAATAATATAATCTAATTTAAATTAGATTAAATATAAATCAATATATAATATATACAATATTATATGATACAAAATATTTTTCAATATTATGTGTTTTTTAAATTTATATTATACTTTTTTACATTTACACATGTTTATTATTTTATATATAATAAGTGTAATATTCAAAAAAAAATAACAAAAAATAATAAAAGTAAAATAATATCTAAACCAAAAAGTATATTAGCATTTATATATTTTATATTATTATTATTAATTTTTTATTTATTTACATTTAAAATAATTTTATTTATATTATGTTGTTGTATATTTAGTTTATTATATTTATATAATAATATATCATCTGAACTTGATAATTATTTGGATGAATTTAATAAAATACCTATAATAATATTTTTTTGGAAAATATTTAGTACAATATTTACTTTTATTTATATGTGTACAAATCCAATAAATTCATTTATAAATAAATTCATTTATAAAAAAATATTGTTGTTAAAAAATATTATAAATTTAATTATAAATTTAGATACAAATTCTACAGAAGAAGAAAATAAATATAATAAAATTAATAAACAATTATATAATTTAAAAAATAATACTGATATATCTAAACAATCAAATTTTTCAGAATATATAGTTAAAAATGCAAATACAAAAAAAGAACAAAAAAATAATATATATAAAAAAATAAATAATATGAATAATATATTTACTAATGATGATATAAATATAGAAGATATAACAATGTCAATAAGTACATAATTAATAAAAATTGATTTTTATAATATAAATAATTTAAATATTTAAATTATATATAATAACACAAAAAAATGCAAATAAATATAGAAAAAGATGTAGATTTAAGTAATAATAAGATATTTGAATTAATGGATTGTAGATTTTCAAGAAAAAATATTTTATATGAACATCTACATAATAGTTATAATGAATTAATAAATAATATAATAAATTATTTTTATACAAATGATAATATTTTTGATGAAAATAGAGTCGGTGATTTAATATATAGATATAAATTTAAATATGAAAATATTAATATAAGACCACCACTTAATGAAAATGAAGATTCATTAATGTATCCAAAGGATGCAAGAGATAAAAGTGCAACATATAGTATAAAATTTATGGCAAAAATAACACAATTACAAGAAATTTATGATTTAAATTTAAAAAAAATAAATGAAGTTAAAATTATTGGTTTACCTGTTGAAAATGAAGTAATATTACGTTTACCTTGTATGGTTAGATCAAAATATTGTTCTTTACAAATTAATAGAGATTATAATAAAAAAGATTGTGAATATGATCCTGGGGGATATTTTATTGTAAATGGTTCTGAAAAATTTGTATTATCACAAGAAAAAATGGTTGAAAATAAACCATTAGTTTTTATTAAAAAAGATATTGGTTTTATAACATATAAAGTAAAAGTAAATTCAAGATCTCATAATCCTAATATAATGATGCAAGGAATTGAAATATGTTTAGAAAAAAATTATGGAATAAACATTAAAGTTCCAATTTTAAATGAAGTATCAGTATTTATTTTAATGAGAGCACTAGGATTAGAAACTGATAAAGAAATAGTTAAATATATTGTTTATAATGAAAATGATATAGATATGATAAATCTATTAAAAATTTCAATAGATTTATCAAAAAAAGAAGGCAAAAAATTAATTTTAAATAAAGAAGATTCTTTTTATAGTTTAACAAATAAAATAAGAGTTGTTAAAAAATATACTGATAAAGATAGAAAATTACAATATGAAGAAAAAAAAGAACATTTAAAAACTTTATTAAGAAATGCTTTTTTACCTCACATTAATTCTGATTATTATAATGATGTATTGAAAGTAAAAGCATATTTTTTAGGTTATATGATTCATAAATTATTAAATTGTTATTTAGGAAGAACAGAACCTGATGATAGAGATTCATTTGTTAATAAACGTATTGATATGCCTGGAGATCTAATTTTTGATTTAGTAAAACAAAATTATAAAAAAATGTTAAATGATTGTAATAAATTTCATAAAAAACGTTCTGGAAATAATCATGAAAATCCTTTAAATATAATAAATCAAATTAAACCTGGAAATATTGAACAAGGTATCAAATCAGCAATGATGACAGGTAATTGGGGGAAAAAAAAGGGTGTTGCACAAATGTATCCAAGATTAACTTTTTTACAATCTTTATCATTTTTAAGAAGAATAGATGCTCCAGGTGGTGATTCTTCAACAATGAAATTAACAGGTCCAAGACATTATCATCCATCACAAGTAGGATTTTTATGTTTAACAGGAGACACTGAAATTTTAATGGCTAATGGTACAATTAAATTAATAAAAGATTTATATGATAATGATTCTGTTATTACAATAAATACTAAAACTATGGAAAATATTATTACACCTATTAAAAATTGGTTTGTTAAAAATTGTAAAAAATTATTTAAAATAACAACAATTTCAGGAAGAATCATTAAATGTACACCAGAACATAAATTATTAACAAAAAATTCTAATAATGAATATTCAATGATTGAAATTGAAAAATTAAAATGTGGTGATAGTTTACTTATAAAACATACAACCAAATATATTAAATTAAATAAACCAGCAGAATTATTAATTATGGAGTCTAATATTAATAAAAATTATATTTATAAATTACAACATTTATTAAATAAAAAAATAGAACAATCTAAATTAGAATTACTAGCAAGATTAATTGGATTTTTTATTCAAAATAGTAATATGAATAATAATCTAAATAGTAATATTAATAGTGATATAAAAATTAATTATTATAATGGTTATATATTTGATAACAAAGATAATAACAAAGATAATAACAAAAATAATAACAAAAATAATAACAATAATTATACTTATGAATTTATAGTTGATAATAAAAAATGTATAAATAATATAATTGATGACATAAAATATTTAGAATTTAATAAATTTGATAATAATAATTATATTATAACAAAACTTGAAATTAATAAATGGAAAATATCAATATTTAATTCATTGGGATATTTATTATATTATTTATTAAATGAAATTCCAGAATGGATAACAAATTCAAATAATTTAATTCAAAAAGAATTTATTAGTGGATTATTTGGAAATATAATGGAAAATAAAAATAAACATTGTTATTCAGTTAAATTTACAGAACAATTACAAATAATGCTTGATAATTTTAATATTAAATATAAAATAATTAATAATAATTCAAAATATAATATTGAAATTATTAATACAGATGAAAATTTAAATAATTATTATGATGTTGTTAATTTAAGATATTCAAATAAAGTAAATTATAAAATGATAGAATATATTAAATATAAAAATTATATATCTAAATTTTTTCCAGAAGAAAATATTTTAACTTATGATAATTTTATTCAAAATATTAATATTAATGATAATATATTATTAATTAAAATTAAATTAATTGAAGAAATACCTTCTGAACTTGTTTACGATTTTGAAACATTATCAAATACACATAATTTTATTGCATCATCATTTATATCAAGTAATTGTAGTGTAGAATCTCCAGAACATAGTAATATTGGTTTAGTAAAACATCTTAGTTTATTAGGTTCAATTTGTATTGGTTCTTATGAACAAGCAAATATGATTTATAATTTATTAACTACAAATAATAAATTTATACATATAAATAATCATTCACCAACTCAATTAGTAAATCAAACAAAAGTATTTTTAAATGGTGAGTGGATAGGAATGTCAGATAAATCTTTTGAATTATATAATGAATTAAGAAAATTAAAACAAAATGGAATTATAATAAGAACAAATTCTATAACTCATGATATCCCAAAAGGAGAAATTAAAATTTATACTGATTCAGGAAGATTATTTAGACCATTATTAACTGTAACTAATAATAAAATTATCTTAACTGATAAAATAATTAATTCTATTTTATATGATAAAAATTTAAAAGGTCTTAATAAATGGAATGCATTAATTGAAAAATATCCTGAAACTATTGATTTTGTTGATATGGAAGAACAATATTATATGTTAGTTTCTGATTACAAAGATAAAGTTGTTGAAATGAAAAATAGAGAAAATTTGGTTATACCAGATTCAAATAGTCCTAATATTAATCGTTATGATGAATCAATGATAATGAATTATACTCATTGTGAATTTCACCCTATTATGACTATTGGTATTATTGCAGGAAATATTCCTTTTGCTAATCATAATCAAGGACCAAGAAATATTTTTCAATATGCACAAGGAAGACAAAGTATGGGATTTTATAGTTCTAATTATAGAGATAGATTAGATATTTCATATATTCTATATAATACACAAAAACCATTAGTTAATACAAAAATAGCAAAATATGTTCATACTGATATTCTTCCTTGTGGAGAACAAGCAGTTGTAGCATTAGCTTGTTATTCTGGACATAATCAAGATGATTCAATTGTTTTTAATCAAACATCTATTGATAGAGGATTATTTAGATCTATTTCATTAAAAAAATGGACATGTAAAATAGAAAAAAATCAAACTACATCTCAAGATGATATTTTTATGAAACCTGATGTTAGTAAATTAATAGGAACTAGACATGCTGTTTATGAAAAATTAAATGATAAAGGTTATGTTCCAGAAGAAACTTTAATTGAAAATGGTGATGTAATTATTGGAAAAGTTACACCAATACAACCTGCACCTGGTTCTAATAAATGTTTTAAGGATTCATCTGAAATTTATAAATCTCAAGAATCTGCAATTATTGATAGAGTATTTACTGGTATATTTGATAATGAAGGTTATGAAATGATTAAAATTAGAACTAGATCTGAAAGAATTCCAAAAATTGGAGATAAATTCTGTTGTTATACTTCTGATCATGATGTTTTAACATCAAATGGATGGAAAAAAATTAATGAAATCACTTTAAATGATAAGATTGCTTGTTTGATTAATAATGATACTTTACAATACCAGAATCCAACTGAAATACAAGAATATGATTATGAAGAACAATTATATTATATAAAATCAAATCAAATTGATTTAGTTGTAACACCAAATCATAGAATGTATGTGGGAAATAGAAATGGTATCAATTACAAAATTCATAAAGCAAAAGATATTTATGGAAAAAGATTAACTTATAAAAAAAATGTTGAGAATTATAATCCTATTAATCCCATGGATAAATTTAAAATTCCAGGTATTGAAGGTAATGATAAATTACAAGATTTATTTGTTGATATAGAACCATGGTTAACATTTTTTGGTATTTGGATTGCAGAAGGTTGTACATTGAGAGATTGGGGAGTTTCATTTGCTACACATAAAAAAAGAGTTAAAGATGCATTAGAAGAAGTATGTTTGCAAATGAAATTATCTATTCACAAACACAAAGATAAATTAAATGATGAAGAAAAAAATGCATGGTGTATAAGTGATAAAAGATTAGTGGCATATTTTAAACCATTAAGTATTGATGCAGTAAATAAATCTTTACCAGATTGGGTTTGGAATTTAACTTTAAGTCAATGTCAAACCTTAATTAAAGGTATGTTATTAGGTGATGGTCATACAATGATTAATGGTACTTGTAGATATGATACTTCATCAACTAAATTAGCTGATGATTTTCAAAAATTATGTTTACATGCAGGATTTTCTTGTAATAAATTAATAAAATATAAAGCAGGTCATAAGTCTGTTACCAGTTATGGAGAAACTATAAAATCTACAACTGATGCTTATAGATTAACTATAATAACTGCACAAAATAATCCACTTGTTAATAAAAACATTAAAGCGAATGGTTCATTAAGACATGATTCATGGATAAATTTTAATAATGATGAACTAGCAAATTCAATAAAAAATAAAGTCTTTTGTTGCACTGTTCCCGGTGATGGTATTATTTATGTTAGAAGAAACGGTTATGTTTCATGGAGTGGTCAGAGTAGGCATGGACAAAAGGGTACTATAGGATTAACATTATCCCAATCAGACATGATGTTTACAAAAGATGGAATAAGTCCAGATTTAATTGTAAATCCACAAGCATTTCCAAGTAGAATGACAGTTGCACATTTAATAGAATGTTTATTTGGTAAAGTTGGAGCAATTAAAGGTATGGAAGTTGATGGAACTTCATTTAATGAAATTGATATTGAAAAAATAAAAGATTTATTGGAAAATTTGGGATTTGATAGAAATGGTACTGAATATATGTATAATGGTATAACAGGACAAAGATTACAAATACCAATTTTCATAGGTCCAACATATTATCAAAGATTAAAACATTTAGTAATGGATAAAATGCATTCTAGAGCCAGAGGTCCAATTACAATGTTAACTCATCAACCTCCTGAAGGAAGATCAAAAGATGGTGGTTTGAGATGTGGTGAAATGGAACGTGATTCTTTAATTTCATATGGTATGAGTAAATTTCTAAAAGAAAGATTTTTAAATGTCTCCGATTCTTATTCTTGTTATGTTTGTGATATTTGTGGATTATTTGCTCAAAGAATTATTAAAAAAGAAAATAAATCTAATCCACAATCAACTGATACTTATGAATGTATTAGTTGTAAGAATAGAACAAAAATATCAAAAGTTATTATACCTTATGCTTTTAAATTATTAGTACAAGAATTATTATCAATGAATATTGCTCCTAGAATAAGAACATTACAACATAATATTAAAAAAATATTATAGATTATAAATACTTTTAATATTTTTTAAACCACCAGTTTTATTTAAATTTTATAAATTTAATTTATATATAATGTCCAATTTTTGTTCTGTTGTTAAATGTGCTCAATTAGCATTAGATAATTTAGTTTGTGAAACTATATCATGTACAACTCTTAATATATATGCTAATCTTGTTGAATTAATTAGATCACATACTAATTTTCCTATTGACATTTTTTTTAAAATTATTGCTATTTTAGTTATAATTTGTTGGATACAAAAATGGCTACAATATATTATTCAATTTTTGTTTAAAATTCCAAAAATAATTAAAAAAATTTATTGTGGAAAATTTAAATTATGTTTATTTAATGAATGTAATTCTAATATTTTATCAAAAAAAAACCATTGTAAAAAACATTGTAAAAAACATTATAATAAATACAGTAATTCTATTAGCAATTCTATTAGCAATTCTATTAGCAATTCTAATAGTAAAAGCACTAAAAGTACTAAAAGTACTGATATAAGTGAATAAAATTTTTATAAAAAAATATAAATTATATTATACAAAAAGTATGTAAGATTTGAAATATATAAATAAACAAAACTCATAAATTATTTTATGAATTTTATTTATTATTTTTAATAAATAAACTTATTTGTAAATAAATACTTATTCATAAAATAAAAATAATATTAAAAACTAAATTTTAATTAAAAAAATTAAGCAGGTATTATAGTTCTAATATTAAAATATTAATATTATAGTTCTAATATTAATATTTTAATATTAGAACTATAATATTAAAATATCTTATTATTTTTTTTCATTTTTTGTATTTAAATTTTTTTTTATAGAAGAATTTTTAATATTTATTTACAAATTAATTTATAATATATTTAATTTATTTACAAAATTAATAAATAAATTAATTATTCAATTAATTTAATATTAGAAATATCAATTAATGTTAATTTTTTATAATTTTCAATTGGTATTTTTCTTTTATTATATATATTTAATTTCATTTTATTTTTTATATTACATTCTGTTTGTTTTTTAGGATGAGATTTTCTAAATTCTTGCATTTCTAAATAATCATTATAAGTTTCTTTGTCAATTTCTGGTCTTTCTGTTTCATTTAATGTAAAATAATCAATATCTGGTTCATCTTCAGATAGTAATTTATACCATCTCATTCCATTTTTTATCATTTGTTTATTAAATTTTTTTCCATCTAATTTATAATTACAATCTAATAAAAATTCATTTTTATCATAACCAAATTGAATTACTTTTTCTAATAATTCAATAAAAACACTATCCCAATTATCTAAAAACCATTTTTCATTTTTATAAATCATTACTTTATCTCTATTAAAATCACTTATATAAATATTCTGATTTTCTGGATAATCTTTATTAAAATGTATTCCATCAATAGCTTTATTATATAATCCAGAACCTTGACTTCTTATAGTATCAATAAAAACATTATGAGAAATTTTATTTAAATCTTCATTACCAAAATCAACTAGTTTTATATTAGCATTATTTACTATAACATTATTTGTTATATTTTGTGTATTATTACTATTTGTGTTATTTTTATTTATTTTATATTTATTTTTTAAAACAATTTTATTTATTTTATTTTGTAATCTATAATTTAATTTTTGCAATTGAATATTGTTTTTTTCTAATTCTGAATATTTATCTAATACTATTGAATTTTTTTTATTAACATCAATTTGAAATTTATTTTTAATTTCTTTTTCAAATTCTAATTTTAATTTATTTTCTACTTCTATTTTAATTTTATTTTCTAATTCTTTTTTTTGTTTTTCTAAATTTTCTTCAAAACTTTTTTTCATTTCTTTTATTAAAATAATAATTTTATTTGTTTCTTGTAAATTAACTATATTTGAATTTGTTTCAAATTTTAATGATTTATTATTACTTATTTTTTTTATTTCATCCTCTTTAACCAAATTTACAAATATGTTTTCTTTTTGTTGTTTTTGTAATTTTAAAATTTTACATCTATATTCAGAAATGTGTCTTTTTAAACTTTTATTATGTAAAAACTCTCTGCAACAAAATTTACATATTATTGCTCCATTTGTATTATTAAAATGTATATCAGATATAATATTAGAACCAAAATTTTCACCAGAACCAGCACCAAAATTAGAACTTGTACTCAAATTAGAATTATTATTAATTAATATTGAAGTTGTTTTACATGGTTTCTTTTTATTTTGTGTATGTTGTATCCAATGACATTTTTGATTAAAGTTTTTATTACATTTATCACAACTATATTTAACCATAATATATTATACTTATATATTTTTATATTTTTTTAAATTTTTCAAATACAAATATTTTTTTGGTTTTTTTGGTTTTTTTTTGTTTTTTTTTTTTTTTTTTTTTTTTTTTTTTTTTTTTTTTTTTTTTTTATTTTTTTTTTTTTTTTTTTTTTTTTTTTTTTTTTTTTTTTTTTATTTGATTTTTGTTTTCTGTGTTTTTTTTCTTAATGATCGCTTTGTCAATG